GTGTCAACCGCGCTCCGCTATTCAGGGTAAGGTTGCTCAACTTCCTGCTCTTATATGCACCCTCGGCGTTGTTGGTACTTCTATGGGTGTTGCACCTGTTAAGAATAGATACGGTAGAGCTGACGCAGGAGGAGGACTCATGACATGGGTTGCTTTCAATCCTGAGTACATGTTCATTGATGATATACCAGAGAATGTTTAAGGAGAATAATGCTAATGGAAAAGACGCTTAAGATTATGAAGCAAGAAGCATATGTCGAAGGTTGGCAAGATGCAGTAGCTGCATTAACTAAAGAGTACGAAGATAGATTACGTTCAGTCATTGAGAAGTTCGAACTACCAAAGGAATACGAAGTAGATGACGACACGGAAAAGCCACAAGGCTAGAGGTGCAACCTTTGAAACCGACATCAGAGATTGGTTTCGAGCAAATGGATACGATAGTGAACGACTTGCTCGAACAGGTGCAAGAGATGAGGGCGACGTTGTTGTCCGCAAAGACTTCCTTGGAAGCATTGGCATCATCGAATGTAAAGCACCAGGTGCAGGCAACGCCATTGACCTTAGTGGGTGGACGAAAGAAGCACAGATTGAAGCAACGCATTATGCGGAAGCAAGGGGTATCGACCGTGACACCGTCCTCCCAGCGTTACTTATCAAGGCTAGAGGAAAGTCAATAGCAGATTCATATTTAGTATTACGATTAGGAGATGTATTCGGTGAATGATTTACCCAGCATCAAGGCTGTACTAGAACACTATGGTGCTAGTATGCGTCGCGACCATGGGCAAGTCAATCTTAAGTGTCCGTTTCATGGTGACTCACATCAAAGTGGAACGGCAAACTTAGACGAGAACTTATTCGTATGCTTTGCCTGCGGTGTACAAGGAAACAGTTTACAAATCATAGCACAACAAGAAGGATGTGACATACGTGGGGCAGCAAAATTCGCAGAAGGAACTCTTGGGCATAGCGTCCAAAAAGTACCAGGAAAGCATCTATCAGGCAGAGGTCTACCTTCGAAGCAGAGGTATAACTCTGGAGGTAGCGCGGTTGGCACGATTAGGCGTAGTCGCGGAGCCTGAACCAGGACACGAACAATATACTGGCAGGCTTAGTATACCTTATGTAACTAAGTCAGGCATTGTAGACATACGCTTTCGCTCACTCAACCCTGCCGTTGAACCTAAGTACATGGGTATGGTAGGAGCTGATACTAAGATGTACAATGTGTTAGACATTGAACGAGCAGGTGATTGGATTGGAGTATGCGAAGGTGAACTCGATACACTTACTATGTCTCGTTGTGTTGGCATACCTTGTGTTGGAGTACCAGGTGCAAACAGTTGGAAGAAACACTACACACGATTGCTTGCTGACTTCGAACGAATCTTTGTATTCGCAGATGGTGATGGGCCAGGCAGGGAGTTCGCAAACAGTTTGGCTCGAGAGTTGCCAGTCACCATTGTTGGATTCGGCGACGGAGAAGATGTTAATTCGGCATATACCAAATACGGAGCATCATTTATTAAAGAGAAGATGGGATTAACAAATGAAGAATAAGATTAATCCTTGTCCAGAATGTGGACAGCACTTTGATAATGTGTTCGAAGCAACAGACCATCTACTTGAAGATGATGAAGAGTTCGACCCAGCATTGGTATTGCCTAACGGCTATCGCCTTATGATTGGTTCGTTGTTACGTTGTATGTACCGCTACGCAGAGCAACCTGAACAGATACGAACGATAACACAGGACACGTACATGACCCTGTTCTCCGCAGAGACAGACCCAGGTACAGTACTTGAAGTTATTGAAGATATGATTGTTGGCTCTAGCATGGTAGGAATTGATGATGAACTTAAACAGCTACTCGAAGATGGAGAGTGAAGAGATATGGCAGATTATCCAATACGTATCAGGACTGGGATTGAAGATACAGTCGTATCACAAGGAAAACACTCAGCTAAAAATAACTTTAACAATACCGCTATTGCACGCGAAGTCCACCTAGAGGTGCACCTTAGCAACACAATCAATGAGTTGTCTGAGTTGTTGCTGAGCAAGCATAAGGACTATGGTCCTAAGAATATTTCCCAAGCACCAGGTGGTGCAATCAATGGTCTGCGTGTACGTATGCATGATAAGTTAGCACGAATCAATAACCTGATTGACAGTGGTGCAAACCCTGAGCACGAATCCTTAGAAGATTCCTTCAAGGACATGGCTAACTATGCAATCATTGGGTTGCTGGTTTTACGAAAGCAATGGGACAATGACTAACAAATCTTCATTCGATTTAGACTTTGGATACGGACGCAAGGGCGAGCAGTTAGTAGATGAGTTGCTTACTGGTGGACGTACTGTCGAAGTAAAGCGTGACCGCAAGTGGGCTAAGACTAACAACCTATACATTGAGACTGAGTGCTTCTTCAAGAAGATTGAGGACTGGGCACCATCAGGGTTAGGTGTGACAGAAGCAGCATACTGGGCGTTCGTGCTTGAAGAGAGCACACTCATTGTCCCAACAGATGCGTTGCGTTATGCAGTTAAAGAATTTGGTAGAGAGATTACGTGTAACATCCCACCTAATTTGTCTAAGGGATTCTTAATTACAGTAGATGATTTAATGTCAGCGACACGACTATACAAGAGAGCAAAGGCAGATGAACTGGCAACAAATTGAGCCTTGGGAATATGTAATTACGGCAGTAGCCTCTGAATATCATCGTAAGTTTGACATGGTTGAACTCGAAGATATCAAGCAGAGTTTATATGAGTGGTTTGCTAAGCACCCTAACAAGGTGGCTGAGTGGGAGAAGATAGGTAACAAGGATGCAAAGAACCTTATCTATCGTAGCCTTCGCAACCATGCATTAGATTATTGTCAGAGATGGAAGGCTAAGAGTGTCGGATATGACGTGTCGGATATCTATTACTATGAGGCAGATGTTGTAGAAGCACTGCTCCCTGCTGTGTTGCGTAGTGAGTATGGTGTTACTCATAAGTTAAACTTGGGTAGACCAGGGCGACCAAGCGCCCCTTCTGAGGGTGGAAACTTATCTGTCATGATGATGGAGATAGACTCCGCATACTGGAAGTTGAGTAAGGAGGATAGAAAGATACTCTTCTTCCGATATGCAGAGTCTATGGACTACAAAGAGATAAGCAATTACTTATCACTAGGTAGTGATGACGCAGCACGCATGAGAGGTAACAGAGCTGTCAAGCGACTGGTCAATAAACTTGGTGGCTTCAAACCATTCTATGATAACGACATCATGGAGCCCACGGAAACAGAGCCATCAGAAGACTCATCATACCAAGAATTAGGTACACCGCAAGAGTCAGAACAGTAAAGAATGTTACCACTATGATTGCGAAGGCACGGAATGTACTAGTACTGCGCTTTCTACTCTGCATCAGGGTCAAACTCCCTGTCGAAGTCAACCTCTGAGTCTATCATCTCTTGTATCATACCTTCCAAGTCCAACTCTGCTGGGTCAACATGTAACGCTTCCCCATTTACATTGTAGAACTCTTCAATCTCTTTCATGCTAGCAAACTGTAGCTCATCAGACTGTAAGTCACAGGCTGAACAACCACCAGCTTCGCATACTTCACATACCATTTGCTATCCTCCTGTTGAATAGAATCCACTGCCATTAAACTTGACAGGTGGTGCACTGTACACCCTTACCATTGGCTCATTACAACTGTCGCAGTAAGGTATGATTTCCTGTTCGGTCATACCCCTACTGATTGTGATAGTGCTTGAGTCAACCTCACACTTGTATTCATAGCTAGCCATTTGCTTCTTCCTCTCCAGCCCATGGGTCTCTGTACCTGTACTGTCTTTCCATGTCACGATTGATTGCATCTAGCAGAGCACTAGGTATTCTTAGAGTTGGTGGCTCTATCATTAATGTTCGATACTCTTCATCGCGCTCGCGCTTCTTAACTATATGATGTAGAAACTCAGTCATCTTCTATCTCCGTTCCTTCTGGTGTTGGTGCTGTTGCTAGTGTACCACACTCAGCGCATTCCATGTCAAGGAAGTACATACCAATCTCTCCGTCATCATCAAAGATAGTCTTGAGATTCCAAATCTCACAACCACATGGGCACACTAGTGTAGGCTCACCGCGTATGTCCATAGCCTGTGTATAATCAGGCTTCATTTCCGTTACATGCTTAGCCATAATCTATCCTCTCTATAAATCATCATAGCAAATACCACATACCCACCATGAAAGCAGTTCCAATAACTCACTCTCGGGTGTTGGTTCTTCACACCGAGTGCAGTTAATTGTTTCTTCCTCCATTAGTAGTTACCATTCCTTTTCCAATGAGTCCATGCATCGCATGGTGTGCCGTATCTGTAGAAAATGTAATCAAGCCCACGCTCTATCTGTCGTGGTGCTGGTGTGTCAGGGTCAAGCCCCAACAGTTGTGGAATCCCACCCGCATGCTTCCCCATTACACGGATAGGATTAAAGGCATCAGGATTCCAAGCGGATTCCTTACCCCACAATCTGTTGAGACATGACACCTGATTATCTTTCCACTCGTTGAGTTTATCTCTAGCGTATGCCTTGCTATCTGCCTTACTCCAAATGACTTGCACGCCTTTGTCTGTTGTGTCCGTGGCTGTCTTTGAGTTGTCGGTTAATAGCAGAGCTACTACTACGAGCAGTAAGAATGTTAGTGATTTCATTTGGTAGTTGCCCTTACTCTGTGTGCGAAGTTAATCATAGACCTGCGATTGTTCCATGTTAATGGGACAGATGCAAGTAGGACACGCTCACCAGGTAGAGTGCCTCCCCAAATACCATTGTCTAAGTTCTCTCGTTTCATACCCTCAGTAAAGCATTCAGCCTTGGCTGGGCATGCGTTACAGATAGATAGCGCGGTCTTTACGTTAGCGATACGTTGCTTGTACTCTGGACTATTTTCATTGACGCGATTGTTCTCAGCGTCGCTGTCGATAGACTCGCTGAACCATAGGTCAGGGTTCTCATGACCTGTGCATAGACCTTGCATACTCTATCTCCTATCTCTCTAGTGCTATCTCTGTCATCTCGTCGAATTCTTCGTCGAGTTCTTCTTCATCATCATGCCCTAATGCTATGTCGTCGTCAAGTGGTGGCTCGTAACTCATGTTCTCCCCTTAGTGTAGTACTGGTCGGTAGATAGGTATGACAGTAGCATTGACCAGCTTGCTACCGAACGTTGTTGCTTCTTGGATACTAGCGAACACTCCGTATAGTATGCGGTCGCTATCTACTGTGGTTAGCGTTACAAATCCAACAGGTGGCTGTTCGCTACTGTATTCAAATCCTTGTACTGTTACTGTGCTCATTGTCTATCCTCTCTTAGTTGTTGTGTGTGTTCTGACCTACAATCCATGCAGTAATACTTGTATTGTACTGTATTACTTAGACTAATGTCAAATACCCACCTATGTTCGCAACCAATAGTGCTAAAGATAGCACGCACTAGTCGCCATGACGGGGTATCCCACCAATCTTGAACATTTCGTATAACTTCAGGCAGATTATAGATAAGGTTACTATAACATGCTGGTATGTATACGCCACGATAGAGTGGAGCGTACTGTGCAGGGAATACTGGTGATGATTGACGCTCACGTTGAGCAACAACCTCATGTAGAAACTCTGTCATAGTATCTCCAATCTATAAAGTTAAGTGAGCAGTTTTATGTCGTGCTCAGGACAGGTGGCGAAGTTATTACGCTTCGAACACCACTTCTGTGTAGCCTGATAGTCTCTCATGTGTAGTGATGAGACCCTTGCTACCAGTAAGGTGCTTGTATGTGCCGTTGCCTAGTGATACCCACATAGACTTAGGCTTGAAGCGTGTCTGTGAAGGTAGTGCTTTCACGATAGTGCCACGCTTTGGGTAGTCACTTGATGTATCAACTGCGTTGTATGAAATCTCGTCTGCGATAATGCGTAATTCCTCAGCAAGATTTAGGATTGTGTCGTTAGACATTTGTTACCTCTCTAGTTAGTATAGGAAATCGGCAAGGCTTCGTTTGCTTTGCCAATCTTTGTTCGGTGTGTAACATAGGCAGTCATCTATCATGATTGAACAATCAAAGCATGACTTGCACATGTTACAGTAGTACGGGTTGTCTGTCAAATCCGTGGCAGACTCACAGTAGGGGCAGACTTCTAAGTCTACATCTACTGTGTAGTCCCACAGTTTGTCGGTATAATCTATGGCTTTGACAGGCTCTAGGTAGGTAGTACGCTTATGACTTTGGTTACTCCACCAGATACCTTCATTGTCCCATGAACCAGCCGACTCGTTGAGTAGATACATAGGGTGTTGTGCTGCTGGGTCACATGTAATGAT